TAAGCTGAAAACGGATCTTGTCTAACGTTTCCAACATAAACTTCTGCTTCTGCAGTATTTGAAACACTTTGACTTAATGTAAAATTTGTTGTTGAACCATTACCATTGAACTGTTGAGAGTTCATGGTATTTAAATTTTGTTTTGGCGCGTTTCCTAAATACGACATGATTCTCCCTATGTACTGATTGCGTCAACTGCACCTACCACTGTATCCAAAGAACTAGCTGTATCTGATTGAACATACAGTTGGTCTCCAGAAGCAAGTACAATCTTACTTCCTCCGTCAATAAGCTCTAGTGAGCCGCCACTGACAATCGGCGCATTTTTGATTAAATAATAATTTGCTGAGGATCTTCTAAGATAAACATCTACATTAATAGTTGATGTAGTTACGTTAGCCATTCTAATACTAATTAAAGTATCAAAACTATCTGCAGCCCCACCTAAAGCATCTACTGCTGACGTTCCTGTATTTCTTGTTAGGTAGTTTCTAAAGTTTTGTGCCATAATTTATTCCTTATACTATAACGCGATTGCCATTGCAACGGCAAAACCCGCTGAAGCTCCCGCTGATCCACTTGATGCTGCAGTAACTCTACCTTTTGCATCTACTGTAATTGATGAATTTGTATAGCTAGCTGCTGATACTCCAGAGTTAGCTAGTGTTAATGCTCCGCCAGATGCGATTGTTGCATCACCTGACATTGCAGATTCTTGATAACTTGTACCATCTCCTATAAGTATTTTACCTGATGTTACATCAGGCATTATTAATTGAGACCCTACTGTTAAATTTCCATTTACATAATTAGATATAGTATTTGCAAAGTTACCCATTAATGAGTGACTTGAACATTGATAATATAAAACATTTGGTGTGTTCACATCAACTGCTATTTGTGTATACGCACCAGATGATCCTGGTGTACCATTAGTAGTTACTCCTGTTGTGTAAGCCGTAGATTTATCTGCTTCTAAATAAAATAGTAAAGGGTGACCACTGTTTGTAGAATCTGATTGATCAAATCTATAGTAATACTTGTATGATGAATCCGCACCTGAAAATGTAATCGCAGGTGATTCTAATCCATCAAAGAAATATGCACTTGAAGATCCTTGACCTGAATATGGATGTGCTGTTGTTTTAGTACCAACTTTAACTGTAATTATTTTTGGCGCTGATGAAGAACCATACTCTTCTGGTTTAGGTAAACTAATCTTTGCACCAGGCACAGTACAGAATACTTCTGTTGCACCTGCAAAGTTTACAAGAGCATCACTATTAGAACTGGAGATAACATTAGTTCTAGCAAGTGTACTTGCTCCGCCATTTAAAGTTCCAAAACCAACTTCAAAGTTATTTGTTCCTGTTTCAAAGATACAGTAATAAGTAGTATTGCCTCCACCGATACCAGCAGAAAAAGATTCAAAACCTGAAACTGCTCCACCTAGTGTAAACGTTCCTGTTCCAGTAGTTGCACTGGATTCTTTTACCCTATCATTTAATTTAAACGCCATTTAAAATCCTACGATGTTAAACTGATAATTGCATTACTAGCAGTAGAAGGATCAGGAAACGAAATAGTGAAGTCACCATTCGTTGCTGTTTTACTTCCACCGAAATCTAAAACTACACACAACTTATCACCTTGGTCATCATTATATATCGCTGCAAAAGCTGCAGTGAAAGTTGCGCTTGACCACGTTACATCTGCAAAGTCTACAGATGTAGTAGCAGTTGTAGCTACAACAGCTTGACTACCTAAAGTTTTTCTAACATAGTTTGAACTACCTGCTGAAGAAACTTCATTAGTAGTTAAAGCAACTGTGCTAGATGTTGTGTAAGGATTAGATGTGTACAATGCTATTTTAAAAGCGTCTCCGCCATTCGCAAAATTATGCGTTCCTGACATCAATTCACCTTTAAAAGAAAACGGTACTACGTTTGCCATATTTTATCTCCTTAATATTATGGTGATGGTGATTGTAAAGGAGTACGAATAACACCATCTTGGTATTCGTCTCGGCGTCTACGACCTTGTTGTTCTATCGCATACGATTGAATAGCTTTTTCATAAGCCTGTGAATAGTATTGTAACATATCTACAGGACCTTTCAAGTATCCATATGCTTCTACCAAACATCCATATAAAAGTAAATCTTGATATTTATTAGATATATAAGTTCCGTTGGTAGCTGCTGGAGCTGCTGAAGGTTGTGTAGTATTAGTAATGCTTATAGGTTGCTTCACATATGCTAACGTAATTTCATAAGTAGAATCTGGTGTTGGAGCCACGACCCAAAAATCTGCATCCCAATTTGCATAGTATTTAGGAAAACCGGATTGTGTACCTGGAGTATCATAAAAAGTTGCCATGTAACTTGTATCTTTTTTTTCTAAAAAAATTTGATTTCCAGAACTATCTTTTAACTGTACATATCTTATAAATCTTAAATCTGATGGAATAGTTACATATCTATTACCTGTAACTAACTGAGAAGTAGCATAAAATCTATTGTCATCTGAATCAGCTTCTCTATAAATTTTATTTTCCGTATTTTTAATTATAGTATCTAAAACACTTGTAGACAAAACATCACTATCTACTTCAGTATAATTTCTAATATCATCTTGCAGATTTGCTAAAGTGTAAGCCATTACTTAGAATCTCCTCCATATTTTCTACGTATTTTTTCTACTTTATCATTTCTTGGTTCATACATTTCAAGATGAGGGTCTTGTTTTTCAGGTGTAAATATATTTTTAATCCAGTTCCAAATTTTATTTATCATGCGCTTATTGTTATAGGTCCAACGGAACAACCGTAACCTCCTCCTTTAATATTTCCTGTTGTAGCAGTATCCGAATTCACTGTAAAGAAGAAGAAATTGGATAGAGCATAGTCTGTTGTAACTCTTGCACCACTGTCATAAAGACCTGTTGTGATTGCATATCCTGATCCTTGTCCTATTTGTGCTCCTGTTATTCCATCAAAGTCTGGAATTGATGCATAAGCAAATACAGGATTAGTTGAAGTTCCTGTTCCAGGTGAAATTGTTGGTGCACCTCTAAATAAATATGTTGTACCATTTGTTAAACCATGTCCTGGCACATTTACATTTATAATACTTGATCCTGCTTGGTAGGTTTTAAAACCATTTTCTGGTATCATTACAGTTGTAATAGGTTCTGTTCTATCTACTCTAACTTGACTCAATGCTATACCATCAGAACCATATGGTTTAGGTTCTAATTGTGGTTGTTTAGGTTCAAATTCAGAAAAATGAACTAAAGAACCATTCCATTCTCTGACCATTTCTCTCCATGGAAATTCCATACCTGATCTGTCTGAAATTGCTCTTGAATGTTTTCCTGATGCGTATTTAGACATTATGATCCTGGGTAATAAACTTTTGGTGTAATATAAGTACTTGAGGCTGAACCATCTTCTTGTAACGCTCTTTGAAATTCATCCTCATATAATAATTTCATTTGTTGTGTTAATTGTGGAGCATACTTCATTGATAAATAATAAGCTAAACCTGAAACCATACAAGGTATAAATCTAAAAGGCATATCTGTAGCATTGGTATAACCTCCGATATCTTGAATTCTTTTTATATAGTAAAAATGCATATCTTTAGATGCATTAGTTGAATCTGGTGTTGGATAAACACTAATACTAACATGATCAATAAATCTTTGTACCCAATATTGATTAGGTGTTCCTTTAGATAACTTATTAGAAAAACCTGCATAAGAAGATCTATCTACTTTTGTCATTGGACTATCTGATTGCGTTGTTTGAGTTCTATTAGATCTTAATTGTGCTTCAAGGACATCGGATATTCCATAAACACCATTTGGATTTGATACAGCACTTGTACCATCTGAACTAGCTCTAAAAAATTTATATTCTGCTTGACCTTCAATTAAATCAAGATCAAGTTCACCTATTTCCCAATAGTGAATACCTCTATTACCCCATTCCTGAAGCATTATATTCAATGATCTTCTAGAAGTTTTTAATTGATATCCTGAAACTTGTTGAATACTCAATCGTTCAAAAGCTTCTTCTATTATTTCATCAATAGAAAAAGTTTTATCAAATGTAGTTGTTCCAGAGGTTGCGTTAGCCATTTAGCCTCCTAGCCAGTGTATCCGATAGTAACAGATCCCGATCCAGTTACATCTGCATAGATAGTATTTTCAAATCTAATTCCGTTTCCAGGTATATACATATCTAATCCTTCGCTTCCAAAAGTAGATTCAAATACAATAGCTCCAGATGCTGTTGCTGCATCATAAAGTTTTATATTTGTAATTCCTGTAGCTTGAATGTATGTAACTCTAGCAGGACCAATATTAGTAGATCCTCCTGAAGCAG